ATTATCAGATTTTTTTTCAATTTTCTTAAATGGGTTTTTAGTATTACCTAATGTTTCAGTTTTATTAGATCTATTAGTTTTATACTGTTTATTTTTAATATTATTAGCAGCTGCTTTCATAGCTATAGTTGGGGAAATAGCTTTACCAACCACTGCGGCTATTTTATTAGATATAGGATTTTTAGTTACTTTTGCTGGTAGTGGATTATTAAATGTTTTTTGAAATTCTTTATTATAGTGTTCACCAAAAGAATGATTTTGTTTATATTTTAAATCTTTCTTAGCTTTAATAGCTTGCATGTTTTTAGTCTTAGCTGCACCATCTACACCTGATTTCTTAGTATTCTTTTTCTTTGCTACTATTTTAATTGGCATATTATTCTCCTGTAAAAAAAAAGGGGAAAGCCGTTGGCGTATGCCTGTTTGACTTTCCCCTTAGGTTAGTTAACCTTTAAGATAGACCGTAGATAGCACCACAACCTGTTGGGTTACGTACTTCTAATGTAGCCTCTTCAATCATCATTCCTTTAGTTGAATCACCTTGCTGGCCTACATCTACTTCTTGCATAGGACGTAGTGACGCCATAGAAAACCACATTGGATCATAGATAAGTGCTGAGAAGTTTGCAACATCAGTTTCAGCAGTAAGGTTAGTAGAACCGTTAGTTCGAGTAAACTGAACATCGTGACTTAGACCCATGATATAGTTTGGTACAACCATAATATCACCAAAGTCTGACATATAAACATCTACTGATTGCCTTAGCTTTCCTTTCTCATCGATATTTCTTACAACACCGGTATCACTTATCATTAAGTCAGAGAAGTCTCTTCTCAACTTAGGTGATATCATTATCTTAGTTGCTTTTCCGCCTTCTTCATATATCTTCTGCATAACAGAATCAATATCAGTAAGTGCTAAAGAACCTTTTGCAGGTTGACCAGCAGCATCTGCATTAGATTTTATGATTCCAGCACCATCACCTTGAACTGCAGGCAATTGCCATCCGCCTAATACATTAACAGTTAATGCATTATTAATAAAAGCTTGATATCCACCAGCAGATCTTGCAGTGTTACCCTGAGAACCAACAGCTGCAGATTTATTAAAAGAATGAATCATATCATGCTCAACATCTCTTCGTAGCTCTGTACCTCTTTTCTTTAACTGATATGCATATTCATCTGCAACACCAGCTTGATCAACTGCACGTCTTGTACCTGACACAGCAATAGTTTTACCATTGATCTGTGTATAGTTTCCTAGTCTGGTTCTATTAGGACCTGACACAGCAAACTTAGCACCAGTTGCAGGAGTAGCACCTGTACCACCACTACCATTTGCGGTAGGAGCAATCCAGTCTGTACCTTCAGCGATCAATGAAGATCCTGGAGCTTCCAGTGTATCTGTCTGCCATTCGTGATAAATTGCAGTTGCTTTTGATTTTCCGATTGATGACATAAAAGGAGTCTCATCCCTTGTGATCATCGTAATAAAGTTAGCAAGATCTTCCCTTTCAGAAACATCTTTATTCGTTGCGCGAGCTGGACCTGCTGGTCCGCCGACGCCTCTTACGCCTAGATTACTAGCCATTAGTATTACCCTCCAAAGGTATTATATTATAAATTTAAGGAGCGCTCAGCAAGTCCTCTAAGGAAATCCATCTGTTCTGTATCGCTTGCATTTCCACTTAACGCTTTGCTTCTTAATGAATCAGCAGCTGTCTTCTTCTTTTTAGAAGCTGATTGCTGTTTCTTTAAAGGAGCCTTAGTTGCGGTGGTTTGCTTTCGCTTTGCAGTACCTTTAGTAATTCCTTGTTTAAGCTTTCTATAATCATCAACAAACTTAACAATGATAGGGCTGGTAATAGTATCTAATAGTTCAGATGGTATACCTTCCTCTATTGCAAATTCACGAATATTTTTAGCAGTAGTTTCATCAAAGCCAGGAATTAAATCAGGAATAGCTTTATTAAAGTTATCTAATTGTTCATCCCATAGTTTTTGCGTTTGCTCTTGCGTTTGCTTTTCAACCGCCTTAACAAGTGCTTCTCTTTGGTTTCTTGCGTTCCAATATTCTTTTTGAATTACTTCGCGTTCATCTTTAAGTTCACCAATTGCATAGCTATCACCATCTTTTCTGGCAGTTTCTATTTTACCTTCAAGTTCGTGATAAGCTTTGGACTGGGCTTGTTCAGCGTTGTACAAAACAGAAACAGAAGCTTGTGATAATTTATTTATCTCTTCTACTTTAGTTTGGTATTCCGTATCTAAACCTTTCCGTGCTTCTCCAAGTTCTCGACCCTTTTTAGAAAGATGTTGTTCAGTAGAGTAACCTTTAATAAGATCACTAAATAATACTTCAGTCTCTTCGCCATCAACTTTGATAACAACTTTAGCATTCATATCTAAATCGTCAACAGCATAAATTGCAGATTCTTGGGTAGACTCATCATCCTCATCCACGACTTTTTCTGTTTCTTCTTCAGATTCTTCTTCAACCTCTTCACTTACGGCTTCTTCAGGAACTTCGGGGTCTTCTGTTTCTGATTCTTCCGGGTCTAACTCGGGTACTTGCTCATCGGGTAGAGACTCTACAAAATCTGAATTTTGTACAATGTCAGCCAGCAATTGTTCTTCTGTTCGACCAACCTCTGCTATAGAGTCATCCCTAAGGGTAGAGTCTATTGTTGCTTCGGTATTTACCATCTATACTACCTCCTTATTTTTTGGTGTAGCTTTTGAAATTAGTTTAGTATAAACATCTTTTAAATTATATAATGAAACGAGAGCTGGCGCATTCATTTTAGTTTTGCCTGCACTTCTCATTGAATCATATTGTAAAGTATTTATCATTAGTTCTACATTATCTAGTAATGCAACTTCATCAATTTCCCTCATTGACATTAGTGTCGTCCTCCTGTAGGTGTGGAATATTTTTTCCATACATCTCAAAGTTTATCATTTTCGATTTAACACTTCCTAGTGCCATTGCCGAAGAGTAGAGGAACTCTCGAGATTTAGTTTCGTGTGGTTCAGTCTTGAGCCACTCGATAAAAAAGTCAATTAAGACTTCGCCGTATACTTCATCAAAAAATTCATCGCGTTCCCTAGCCGCAAAGTGACCCTTAGTGTGGGCCCTTCGCGCTAATTCTTCGGGATGTATTTTATGATTACCATATGATTTAGTGTTGCCCAGCTTCGTCTCAGCTGTCTGGCGATACTTATCCATATAATTAAACTTTATGATACATGTATACACGCTCATTAAGTTGAGCAGCTGTACCATGTCCTGTTGTTACGTTAATCATTGTAACAGCTCCATGAGTACCAATATGAGCTACATCAAGATAACCTTTCTTTTCAATCCGATGTACTAATCCTGGAGAGTGGTTTGCACCTCCAACATGTATGTCTAGTGTTATAACTGAATCCGTTTCATTTATAAGCACAATATTTTTATTACCAGAGGTAGTTGTTACACCACCACCAGCTTGTGCAGCACCTGTGCCAGTGCTATCTATTATTACGTGGGCCATATTAAATCATCTCCTGTGATGCTTCTTCCTCCACAGGTTGTTCCTGAGGTGGTTGTGTTGGGTTTAAAAGTTCTCTTGCCATTCCAATTATATCTCTATAATCAGGATGAGGAGGTAACTGTGCACCTTCCTTAGTTGCTTTGATAGTTAAATTTGCCCACTCTTGAAAATGCCTGTCAATTGATACAGCAAGCTGTTTCGAATTATCATCCATTGTATTCTTACTTTGAGCATTAGTATAATCAATGTTAGCTTTACTTAGTTCAAGATCTGACATTAATTTTGCTTTAGTAGCTTCTTGTTGTAAGGCAGCAGCTTCAGATTGTTGCTTAAGTGCTTCAGCAGCCTTCTGTTTAAATTCATCAGTTGTATAATCTTCTAAGAAATCATTGCTGTCTAAGTTCATAGCTTCTATTAATTTAGTAGCTAGCACTGCTGGCGCTTCAGGTTTAATAATTATTCCTGCGCCTTGTTTGTTTAAGCCTGGTAAAATTTCTTGACCAACCTTTACAAGTTTATTAATTAATGTTGAATTAGAATTTTCACCAATATCTAAATGAATTTCCACATCCATCTTCGATGGAAGTGTTTCCATATTAACAGAACCATATACACCTTGCATATTATAAGGTAACTTACCTTTCATATTTTTATACATAGTCATGTAGATACCAGCAATCAAAGTCTTAAAGCCCGTCTCAGCAAAACGTCTTGCTATATGTTGTATACGTTTCTGAGCAGCACTTTGTACAGCACTCATCTTTGCTTCACTATTACCTGATACATAAAGCGTATCATTTAAACCTTGAGCAGCCTTAGACATTCCTGTTGCTTGTTCTTTAATCATCTGTAGATGTTGAAGCAACGGTACAGTACCTGTTGAAATAGTCTCAGGAGGTAATGCAGCTACAGCACCTTGTGGGTTACCATTGGTTGGTATAATTTGTTTAGGCTTCATGTTTTGTAAAGCACTAAAGTCTACAACGTTTGGATCGGCTAACTTAGGTGAATAGTTTGTAAGATATGTATTCTCTACAAATCCTCTTAATATAGCAGTAGATGCTAAAGTTGAGGATCTAGCAAAGTCAGCCATTGACAAACCATAAAATTCATGCGGTATATCAATAGGAACAATAGAAGCTAGATTAATAAAATCAATATCTTCTTCAAGTAGTATATGCGTACCAATAGTAATAAAGCGTTTTAATTCTGCAATACCATCACCATCACGATCAACTCTCATCCATGATTCAGTAATGGTTACATCTCTGTTAGCTTCATTAGGTATCACATCATTTGAATTTGTGCCTTGCCAGTACTCTTGACCGGTTACTTGCTTCCTTGCTGCAGTATCTTCAGCATACTTCATTGAGCCTAACCAGCTATCATTATCGTTTATGTCATCCCATGAATCAATGCCTTTGGTTTCTTCAGGCCAATACTTTCTTATTTCTGATCTAGTCATATCAGTTTGAATACCAATGTAACTAGCATCTTCTAACTTGGTTGCATCTCTTGATATACGAAAATTTTCTGGTGGTATTAATTCTATTTTAACTCTGGAGTGATCTATCTTTTTACGCACCCTTACATTAACATATATAAGTTCAACTTCAGGACCAAGACCGTCGGCTTCTCCAACTACTTTGTTCTCGTATTCGAGCTTACCTACTATCTCCATTGAATCATCTGATAGTATTTCATCAAGCTTAGACTGACT